TTCCGTTGCATTGGAGAATCAGGTAATTAATACCTCAACATTGTTTTTAGATTACGTTACAGTCGCATGTTAGCTAACTCTTGAGCATATAACTCAGCAGGAGTCTGTTTCGTAGATGAGCTCTCTTCTACAACAACCTCTGCATCTTGAGCTTTACACTCCTTAGTAGCTTCTTCTTTAAGAACCTCGAGAGTTTCTTGAGTTTTCTTATCGAACATTGTTACTGTGTAATCAAAATTTTCTTCGATGAAAGACAATTCTTTATCAGCAAACGTCTTTCTTACAAAATTGGCTTTCTTTTCATCAAAACCACCAAGTCTTTTTTCTAAAAATAGTTCTTTCTGAGTGCTTTCTAACTGAACTTTAAGATCAGAGGCATGCTCAGTTACTTCAGCTAGCTGCTTTTTAGATTCTTCAATAGTAGCTTTACCGTCTTTAACGGCTTCTCTGATTGTATCATTAGCAAGTACCATATCTACTGATAACAACTTGCGCATCTCTGATAAGACATCAAAAGCGCGACGGTTTTTAGTAGCTTCTTCAATAGTAGTTGTAGGTAATGCTTCGTCAATATATGAGTCAAGATAATCTGAAACTGATTCAACTACTGTGTCTTTTAATGCGCCGGCTTCTTCTTTAATAGCGGTTTCGTACTTACGAACTACATTCTTAAGCTTGCGTGAACGATCAGCATCAACTGCCTCAACTACCTTTTCAAGCTTTTTAGAGTGGTCTTTATCTATAGCCTCTAATAAACTCTCTAGCTTTTTAGAGTGTTCGTCATCTTGAGCAGTTAAAGCAGCCTCTGTCGCAATTTCAGCGCGCTCGTTTGCTTTTTTATCAACTGCTTCGTTGAAAGCTGTTTCAATGGTCTCAAGACTTTCTTCTGTGAGAACGTCTTTGCCTACTTCTTTTAATAAATCAGTTATCTTGCTCATGATTAAAATAAATTCTTTGTTTTTGCCTTTTCGATTTTGGCTTTAATTTTCGCTTCCGCGATTTTAATTAAATCTTTATTAGCATTAGCATAATTCTTATCAATTATATTGCTAATGAACGACTTAATTTCTTGTTTTTGATCCATCATAATTATTTATCTTTTCTTAACGTATTTTTTAAATGTTTTGGATGAACGAGATAATTTTTTCTGTAAGATAATTATTGACATCCTTACGTGGTAAATCTTTAAGAGCGTTTTCAAACTTATCGTAATGCTCTTCAAACTCACCTTTTTTATTTAAAATCCATTGTTTTGATTCCAAAATACCATTGACAAACGCATCAGAATAAGATGGATCAGCCACACAATCAATAGCTACTAACTTCATTTGTGTAACATGACCTACATCTCCTTTTTGATCAATTTGACCTAATGCCCTTGAAGACATACCAACTCTAACATCATCTGTTACTAACTGTTTTACTATTTGACCACAGGGTGTATTTAAAACCTTACTCTTACCATAAAATATATCCCCGTCTTGTTTCATCTCCATTACTATATGGCACGCTCTTTCAAGGTCGACTTCAGCAGTTGTTGGGTGATTGAGTTCTCCCATAGCACGGTCTTGTTTAATCATTTCCTTACTATATCGTTCCACCTCTTCAGCCATATTGTCTAACTCATATATACGTTTGTTTTTATTAACCCCATTAGCCATCATATAAGGACCGTTTATATATAGACGAGGCTCACTCTTACCGTTCTTTTCCTCTAAAATATATTCAAATTCTGACGGGTCAGTATTTTCTATTAGTAGCTTGTAAGACATAACTTATAAAATATTTATTACTTCGTTGCGCTTTTTCCTCTAAATAATTCCTTTTCTGTAAGAATTAAAAATATATACCCATGATCATCAGCCCATTGTTTTGCTGCTTTCCATTTAGCTTGATTAACAGAGTACGTAGCTTGCTCATGTAATAATGTACTTTGTTTCTTTCTTCCCCTCATCACAGGCCGTAAGGTCTGACTATACGGTTTTATTTCAACTAAATATCTGACCTTTTTATTTTTTTCTTTTAAGACAATACTATTATCAACAAAGTATCTATGAGATTTAGAATCTAACGGACTTATGTATGGTACTATGATACCTTCACTTGTCCATTCTAATACATTTGAATTATAATCACACCATCTAAAAAAATATAACTCCCATGAGCTACGATAGACAGGATGTTTACGTCCTTTGAATTTGTGGTGGTATATTGGCCTATATACACCTCTTTTGAAATCTCCTTTTTTCTGTAAGTTCATTAACCAACAAAAAACATTGGTGGTGCTGCATCACCAAACCCAGGAGACGCGCCAGTAGTTAACATAGTTTCTAATTTTTCCTTCTCCTGTAGACCTTCTTGAAGAAGGGAAGTATCTAAACTTGTACCACCAAATAATTGAGCATTACCAAACTTACCTCTAACTCGACCTATAGATATTTTTGTTAAAGCTAAAGCGTATTGATATACCCATGGCTCTTTAATTAAGTCCCTAATTGGTTTTTCTAAATAACAACTAACAACACCATAAAATTTTTGACCTGTCTTTGGTTCTGGTAATAATAATAAGTGTTGAGTACGTTCATCAAATTTAAAATATCTCTTCGTAGAGAGCATCTTCTCTCTTGTTTCCAGCCATTGTTTAAGTACGTACCAACTAACTAAATCAAACCCATAATTACCCATTGCGTAACTAAAGTATGTTTGTTGAGCTAAAGTTTGTTCAATAGTAAATAGAGTATTTAAACTCGAACGAGCTGACTCTTCATGATTAAAAACATCTATAACTTTTCGTTTTTGTCTTGTAAGGTTATCATAATAACCAATACGAGGAGTTTGTGTTGTAAGGGTCTGAGTTGTAGTAGCATCAGTTGAGACGGCATTTCTATTCGCATTAACCGAACCACTCTTAGTAGTTTGTGCATCAAGTACAATACCAACTGAAACTGAGTTGGTATGACTCCCGTTAACTGATTCAGTCACCGAAAAGGGTGAGGCACTAACTTCAAATATTTCTGATGAAGTAGTAAATACATCACCGTATTGAGTAACGCTCACATCAGCTCCTGATGCAGGTGTTGCTGTTGTATCTCCTGACACTGCAACGATTAAAGCTTTTGACACATGAACGTTTGTATCATTTAACACAACTGTAAATGTATATTCAGAAGGATCTACTGCTACGTTATCTACTTCAAAAATAAACAACGGTATAAAAGTACCCTCACTATCTGCATCAAAACTTTTTGCAGTTGTAGTAGCTACCTCAGTTGATGTTTTTGTAGTAACTTCAATTGTAGAATCATATGTAGAAGTTAACTCAGGAGTTAAAGTTAATAATTCCCCTAAATCTAACCCTTTACCTCTTGTATACTTATCACTATCAAAAACTAAATGTTCCTCTGTATAACCAGCATACTTACTAAACATTTCTACAGAAAGCGCAATATTGGTATAGATTTGATTACCGTGTAACTCTAAATTAACAATTGGATACCCTAGAGCATATGATATTCTATCAGCTAAACGCTCATACCCGTTAACTGCATTCGCCAGATATGTAGAATATAAATGACTTCCGGCGCTTAAGAAATTATCTGACCATGTTGATGTTGCCACATAATTATTTATGTCGGCAACGCTGAAGTTTCACCGCCAGCTGTAGGTTCTGGAACAGGTACGTCCTGATCACCTGTTGGAGGGACGTCAGGTCCAGTCTCTGGAGGTACATCATCTCCACCAGGTCCAGCTGGTACCCCTCCAGGAGCAGGTGCCGCACCTCCTCCAGCAGCCCAATCAGCACCACCTTGTCTTATTTGTTCTATCTCGTGCTGTAATGCTGCATCCTTACGCATCCATTCTCTATTAGCTTTTATTTGTTCATCAGTCCACCCTAAGTATTCTTTTTGACTGTAACCTTTAGAAATAGATTCATTACTAGTTAACGTATTGAAATTATTAACTTTAAGGTCAAGAATTTGTTGCTTACGTAACTCAAAATAGTTACGAGGTGGGGTGAAAGCTAAATCGAAA